ATGGTGCCAGCTGCGCTGGACAGGTCAGGCTGTGGGACGATTTCCTGGACGTTGGAAGACATTGATGGAGCCCGTGGGTTGGGGGGTGGCTGGGTGAGGGTGGAAGGCCCGTCCCCGGGTGGGGGCGGGCCTTCCGGGGTGCATCAGGCGTCCGTGACCACCTTGACACCACGAAGGTCTTCCACTTCGGCAATGGCCGGGTAGTACTGGCCCACCACGAAGGTCTTTCCCTTCGAAGCGCCCACGCTGCCACGGACGAACTCCACCACCATCTTGCTGCCAGCGGGGGCAATGCTGTTGGGCATGAAGCTGGTGATGCGGTCCACGGGGGCTTCGGTGTAGGCAAAGCAGCCCTTGCCGTACATGGCTCCCACGCGGTCCCCGCCGCTGGTGGTCACGCTGTTGTGGGTGTAGATTTCGATTCCGTTCCAGGTGCCCTTGAAAGACTCACCCTTGATCGCGAGCATCTCAGCGGTGGCGGGCACGAACTGCATGGCACCCAGTTCACCCCGAAGGCTGGCCTGGAAGTCGTTCCACTGGATGGGGGCCAGCACGAGGTAGAAGGGCCCGGTGACCAGGGAAAGCTGCAGCGCGTACTGGGCGCTGTAGATGTCATCCACGGAGAGGTTCACGCCGCTGGTGCCCACGCTGGTAGCGAGGGAACCGAACGCTGCGGTCAGAAGGCTGTTCAGCGTGTAGTTCGCCGAAAGGGCCATATCCGCCGCAAGCTTGTCGAGGTCCGGGCCCCCGGTAATCTGCGCCAGGTCGGTCAACTCCCGCTGAAGACCGTAGCGGGCACAGGTCAGGGTGGCGCTGGAATCGGTGATGTTCGTGACCGAAAGGGCGGTATCCTCGCCCGGGGCGCTGAACGCATCCAGCGGCTGGTACAGGCCCATCTTGATGGCGGCGCTGCCCATGTTGGGGCTGAAGGGGACTTCCACCATGGTGCCACGAAGGTCACCACGTTCGTGGAGAAGTTCCATGAGGGTCTGGTTGAGGTACGCAGCGATGCGAAGGTCAGACAGGGAAGCGTAGGTATCGGCAGCCATGGGAGCACCAGTAGGGCGAAGGGTGAAGCGAGAGGGGGAAGCTTACCTGGCTGCCCCTTGACGCTGGGCTGCGGTGGTGCCAGTCCCGTAACGCTGGGCAGCGGATACTACTGTGGGGAAGCGTACACCCCCGCGCTGGAAAGCGCAAGGGTGCATCGGTCAGCTTCCAAACAGTGACTTCCGGATGGTTTCTTTGTTGGCCTTCCAGGTGGCCATATCCAGACCCCCGATGGCTTCAGCCGTGAAGGTGTTGTCCGTGCTGCCAGGCTTCCGCTCCGGAGCCACCTTCGGGGGCACAGGCTTCACCACCGGGGCGGGGGCCTTCCCTGCGGGGGCCTTCCCTGCGGGGGCCTTCCCTGCGGACTGCAGCGCAGCCTGCAGCACGCGGTTCGTGGTCTTCGCTTCCGTGTACCAGTCCGTGAAGGCGGGGCGGTCTTCCCCTTCCGCCGGGGCGGGCAGCTTCCCATACTGGAACTGCAGGTATTCGTACAGGTCTTCATCCCCGTCCACACCATCCGCAGCCAGCACCCGCGAGTGTTCAGCGCGGGCCACCTGCGCTTCCAGCGCCTGGATGCGGTCCTGCGCTGCCTGCAGTTCCTTCCCACCATCGGCGGGGGCTGCCTGCGCTTCCAGCAGCTGGGCCTTCAGCTGCTGGTTCTTCCCCAGCAGTTCCTTCCAGCGTTCAGCGAACTGGGCAGGTACGTCAACATCCCCCAGACGCACGGTCGGGGGCTTCGGTTCGTCTTCATTCATGGGGTCTACTCCGTGGGTTGGACAGTCGGGGCGGGGTCACCCTGCGCCGCTGCTGCTGCCGTGGCAGTCACAGCAGCGTGAAGCGCCTGGTATTCGGTCACGGTCAGCTGACCGTCCGCGCCAGCCAGCGGGGGAAGCCCCTGCGCAGCGCGTGCTTCGTTGACGGTCACGATTCCAGCCACGTCTGTGGCAGTCAGCTGGATTTCCGGGCGGGCTGCAGGGGTGGGCGCAGCTGGGGCAGCCGGGTCCGCCAGAGCAGCGGGGGCCACCACAGCGGGGCCATCCAGGGGGAAGGAAGCGTTATCCTGCGCCACTTCCAGCAGCGCTTCCCGTGCCTGTTCCCGGGAAAGTTCAGGGCGGTACTTCTGCATCAGGTCCACCTTGCTGATGAACCCCAGCCGCACCATCCGCTCGTCCCGGTCCAGTTCCGCTATGAACTCGTCCACGGACGCTTCGGGCAGGTGGTAGGTCAGTTCCCACCCTTCCGTGGGGTAGCTGGTGTTCCCGAAGGTGTTGCTGATGCTGGCCATCAGGCCCAGCAGTTCCACGTCCCCCTGGCGGAACTGGGGAAGCATCCGCAGGGCCAGCCGGCGCTGGGCGCTGCGCTTCAGCTGGATGGCCACCCCAGACTGGGCGGTATGGCCCGCTTCCAGGTCCGCCGGGTGAATCCCGATGTTGGACAGCACGCTGGCCTGGAAGGTCACGATGGACAGCGCCATGGCTGCGGGGTCCACGGGGGTGTTGTATTGCCCCACGCTGCCCGGCTTGTCCCCCCGGCTGGTGAAGGCCAGGATGCTGGTGGGGTCAGTCTCCACGGAACCCGTGACCGCAGCCCCGCTCCCGCTGATGCTCATTCCCTGCAGCATCAGGTCAATAACCCAGCGCTGGGACCAGCTGGCATCCAGTACGCACTTGCCCCACGCGGTCCACAGAATAGCGGTATCCAGCGCAGCGTGGACCAGTTCAGACAATGCGTAGGCATCCCACGGGTCAGCGGTGTCCTGCGCCCGGTACTTCACGAAGGGCAGATAGGGCTGCCCCCCTTCCTTCACGTAGGGCCAGGGCTGGGGGTCCGTGACCACCCGCACCGTGATGTCCCGCCCGCTGGCGTCTTCCACGCGGAAGTGCGGCTGGTCGGGGTTGCTGATGTCCCACACAGCCCAGGCGGGGATGCTGTCCCCGTCCACCGTGTAGCAGCGGGCTGCCTTCAGCACCAGCACGTCATCCGGGTCACCCGGGCGGGTGACAGTCACCACCGTATCCGGGGTCAGGGGCGACACCACCACTTCCCCGCCTTCGGGGTGGTAGGGGATGGCCACCCATTCCACCTGCATGAAGCACTCCCGAAGTCCGATAACGGACTCCGATGCCCGCTGCATGATGGACCACAGGTGGGCTTCCGCCATCAGGTGCTTCCAGCGGTCCTGCTGGGCTTCATCCAGGTCAGGGTGGTGGACGGTGGGGGCAGCATCGTACTGCACCGCCAGCTGGCGCACGGTGGAAGCAAAGAGGTTCAGGGACTGGACGGGCCTGCCCAGGTTGTAGCTGCGCCCGGGGGTCAGCCGTTCGTTCAGGCGCTGGCTGATGTCCTGCTCCCAGTGACCGTCCAGCATCCGCCTGCGCACCCTGGTGTGCTCCCAGCGGGCAGCGTCCGCCGGGTCAGCGGGAATCAGGACAGGGCTGGTGGATGCCATGGGGTAGGACTCCGGAGGATAGTACCTTCAAACGGTCAACAGGTCAACGCACCCGCAAGCGGCTGATAGAAGGCAGCGTCATGGACCAGGCATGTAGCACGGGCTGGCTGATGTAGCGCAGCGCGTCCAGCGGGTGCTTCAGGTCTTCACCCTTTGGCCCGGGCGCGTAGTTCTTCAGGCTGGTAATCAGCCCCGCGCAGCCACGATGCACCTTCAGCGTGCCCCGCATGAAAGCAGCGTTCACCAGCTTGCTGCCCAGTTCCACGCTGCCCTTGCCTTTGTCGGGGGCTGTGATGGTGATGGTGCGGGCCCGCAGCCCAGCTGCAGCAGCCAGCGCATCCCCCAGCACTTCGTTCACCTTCATCCCTGCGCCCATCTTCCCCGCGCTGTTGATGTCGCCCACGATGCGGGCCACGTCCGTAAGGGCCCAGCCCCAGTCCTGCAGCCTGGTCACAATGGCCCGCGCGTCCGCTTCGGGCAGCGTGGTGGTGGTGTTCACGATTTCATCCAGCACGATGAAGGTGGAATCCGTCCACAGGCACAGCAGCGCCACCTGCCTGCCGATGCCTTCCCCGTGGTCAATGCCGATGCCCAGCCGGAAGGGTTCTTCCACGGGCAGCTGGTCATCGTCCACGATGCAGCCTTCGTCAAACCCGGTGAAGGTGCGGTCCAGCACTTCCCCTTCCCAGTCCCCGAAGATGGTTTGGCGGTAGGCCCACGGGCTGGCAGCAGCTTCCGCCAACCACGCTGTGACCTGTGCGTGCGTGTACCACGGGCAGTTCCGCTGGCTGAACTCCACCACCACCTGTTCCCACGGGCTGCCCGGTTCTTCCACCATCCGGCGGAACCACTTGCTGGGCCTGCCTATGGGGGTGAAGGTACACCACACCCAGCCGCCCCTGGACACCACGCGCTTCACGCACTCCAGGAACACGTCCGGGGGCGGGACTTCATCAATCCACACCCCGTCAAGGTCGGACCCCGCGTGGCTGATGGCGGACTGGTCCTGACTGCGTATCTCGCAGGTGGACCCGTTCTTCAGCCGTATCAGCTGGTGCGTCCACCCATTCTCCAGGCTGAACCTGCAGCCCGTGGCCAGCGCGCTGGGGGGCAGGAAGCTGTGCAGGTATCGGGACACCACGCTGATGGACTGCTGGTAGGTCACGCCCACCGCACGGAAGCGTCCGCTGGGGGTGGCCAGCATCAGGGCTGCCAGCTTCGCAGCAGCGTGGCGCGTCTTCCCGGTGCGATTCGCTGCCCGCACCAGGATGCGCTTGCCCTTGCTGCCCATGAAGTCCCGCAGCGCGGGGGACGGGCTGAACAGCGCCAGGGGGTTATCCGCCAGCGTGGCGCGGATGCGGTCCAGGTTCATGGGGCTGCAGTCACCCGGGCCAGCGCTTCCGCCAGCACGTCCGCAGGGATGGCTGCCAGGGCTTCCACCAGTTCGTCCCGGGTGGCGTAGGGCTGGACCAGCTGGCCTTCGTCCGTGCGGTCCCCAGCGCGGAAGCTGGCCCGGTCCAGTATGCTGTTGGCTGCCTGCACGCGCACCGCCCCTTTCTCGTCGGGGTCCGCGTTGACTTCTATCAGGGTGTCCGCCGCAGCCCCCGCAGCGTGGCGCAGCCGGGTCCACACGTCTGCTTCGTACTCAGCGCGGGCCACGTCCAGCGCAGCGCTGAAGACAGGCTCCGCCTTCCAGCGGTACAGCAGGGCGGTATCCACCCCGAACTTCTGGGCAGCAGCGCGCCAGGACAGCCCATCCCGCACCACCGCAGCAATGACTTCCACCTGCCTGGACGTAAGGGACAGGGACCGCGCTGGATGGGCTGGCATGACGGAAGGGTAGCACCACGTCCGGACAGCAGCAAGGGGGGTGGGGTACGCTTGACCGGGCCCCGGGGGGGTGTTGATAGTACCTATCTGAGTCCTAAAGTCCCACCCCCCGCTGACCGATGCAGGGGCATGGACATCCCCGCTGTGTGTTGTGGAAAGCCCTGCAGCGTGGTCTACATGACCCGGGGCCCGCTGACCGGGTGCTTGATGTACCTGCTGCGGTGGGCGGACGGGTCGGAAACGTGGCTGGCTGCCCAGTTCGTCCAGCTGGTGCCCGCCCACAGCGAAGGGTACTGACGGGGGCTTCGTTCGTATCGTACCGCCCCCCACGAGGTTACGAAGGAAATAGCGCAGGATGATCCGGCTGTTTCGTTCGTATCGTTCAATCGTACCCACTTCCCTCTATAGTGTATTCTCGCGTGCATGGTATTACCCCCCTTCTAACTATACTACCTCTCATTTATTTCTATACTCTATAGAGTAGGGGACGATATGAACGATACGAACGAAAGTAGGCTTAGAACCGCCACTCTCAGATACGTCCTATCCGACCCCAACGAACGAATAGAACGAACTGAACGGATGCGCAGGCATCCCCCGCTGATGCGCACCACCACGCTGCTGTGGAAGGAATCTTCCGGAAAGCCCTTGACCCCGCTGCCCGCTGCGGGGTATTACCCTCTGGTCGGGGTTACCGCCCCATCCGTTCAAAGGGCAGGCCCACGGTGGCCAGCCCGCCAGCCTTCCGTGCGGTAACACGGAAGGCTGGCCCCCATCCCCGCAGGTGCTGCCTGATGCCCACGCCCCGCCTTGACCTGGCCCTTGCTGCTGCAGCGATGGGCTGGGAAGTCCACCCCTGCCTGGACGTAGCGGAAGGGGACCGGAAAGCGAAGACCCCACACACCCGCTGGAAGGACGAAGCCACCACGGACCCCGCCACCATCCGCGCATGGTGGACCCGGTGGCCCACCGCCCTGGTGGGGGCGCGCACGGGCAGCGGCATCGTGGTGCTGGACTTCGATACGGACCCCACGAAGGGGCTGGAAGCGCGGGTGGCCCAGTCCACGCTGGAAGGGGCGCTGGGCCCCCTGCCCTGCACGGTGGTCAGCAACACCCCCCGGGGTGGGTGTCACCTCTACTTCACCACCCCCACCCCGATGCGCAGCGGTGCGGGGGTGCTGGGCATCCCTGGCGCGGACATCCGGGGGGAAGGGGGCTACGTCATTCTGTACGGGGACCACCCCCCTGACCCCGATGCCCTGGCCACCATCCCGGGCCCCTACGCCACCCACACGCAGCTGGCCCACTCCGCTGCGCCCCCGCCGGTCCCGCCCCCGACGAACGCACCCCACGCCACCCCCAACGCTGCCACCATGCAGCGGGTGGCGGAACACCTGTCCACGCTGGACAGCCCCCCGGAAGGCACCCGCCATGAACAGGTGCTGTCCATGGCCCGCCTTATCGGTGGGTACGTGGGGGGCGGGCACCTGGCCTATGCGGACGCGCTGACCATGCTGGACGATGCCTGCAAGGGCCACGCGGACGCTGCAGACTCATTCCGGGCCATCCGGGCGGGCCTGATGTCGGGGATGGCAGCGCCCCTGCACCCGGGCACCCCGCAGCCCCGCCCCATCCCCCCCACCGCAGCGGGCACCGCCCCGCCCCCGTTCGCACGCACCACAAAGACCATCAAGGGGGGCGGGGTGGTGGACGTGCCCAGCTTCCCCAACGCGGTGCTGGACCTGTTGGCCCTGCTTGAGTTCAGCACGCTGCAGGCGGACACCTTCCGGGGCACGATGTCCCTGGACCACCAGCTGGTCACGGACGCCACCATGCTGCAGGTGCGGCTGGACCTGTACCGGCTGGGGGGCACGAACTACAAAGAAGCAGACGTGGAAGCAGCGGTCAGCCACGTGGCCACGAACATCCGGGGGGTCAACCCCGTGGCCGAATACCTGCAGGGGCTGCGCTGGGATGGGGTGCCCCGCATCCATGACTGGCTGGGCCGCAGCTTCGGCATCACCACCACCCCGCAGGAACGTGCCTACCAGCGGAAGTTCTTTCTGTGCCTGGCAGCCCGCATCCTGCAGCCGGGCTGCAAGGTGGACGACTGCCTGTCCATCCTGGGCCCCCCTGGCGTGAAGAAATCCACGCTGTTCCGTGCGCTGGTGCCCAGTCCTGACCTGTTCACGGACAGCCACATGGACCTGGAGAATAAAGACACCTTCCTGAAGCTGCGCCGGGTGTGCCTGGTCGAAATCGGGGAAGAGCGGGACTTTCTGCGGGGCGGGCAGGAAGCCACGAAGCGCTTCCTTTCCACGCAGGAAGACTTCTACCGGGCCCCCTTCGGGCGCACCGTGGAGAGTCACCCCCGGCATTGCGTCTTCGTCATCACCACGAACGCACGCAGGCCCAGCATCTTCATGGACTTCACGGGGGAAGGCCGGCGCTACTGGCCCATCAGTCTGTATGACCGGCAGGGCCTGCACGATGCGGACGTGCGGTGGCTGGAAGCCCACCGGGACCAGCTGTGGGCGGAAGCCATCGTGGCCTTCCGCAGCGGGGAACTGCACTACTTTGACACCCCGGAAGACAAGCTGGCCCACCAGCAGCACTTCCGCCAGTACCTTGACCTGGACCCCACGGACCTGCAGGTGGAAGCGGCGCTGGAAGCCCTGCGCAAAGATTCCTTTACGCTGGGGGAAGTGCTGGAACGGATGCGGGTGCCCATCAGCGAGTACGGAAAGAACACCCGCCGGGTGACCGCATCCCTGGAACGGCTTCAGTACGAAGTGACCAGCTACACCTACACGAAGAACCGGAACCGGGTGCCCGTGTGGGCCAGCCGCACCGCCCCCGCCACGGGGGCCCCTTCGGACGTGCTGCCCTTCGTGAAGAAATCCTGAAAGATTACTTGACGGGTAATATCATCCCGAAGTACATAGATGGGGCGGGGGCGGAACCCCCGCGCAGACCACCCCAAAGACCCGGACCACCACCATGAACGAAGACCTGACCACCCCTGCGCCCTTCAAAGGACTGGCCCCGACTGAAGCAGCGCTGGCGGAAGTGCTGCGGCTGCACGCCACTCGACACACGGGAGGTCAGCGGGCCGACCTTAGCGGGGCCGACCTGACCGGGGCCAACCTGCACGGGGCCCACCTGACCGGGGCCGACCTTAGCGGGGCCGACCTGACCGGGGCCTACCTGCGCGGGGCCAACCTGACCGGGGCCGACCTGACCGGGGCCGACCTGCGCTGGGCCGACCTGTCCGGGGCCAACCTGCGCGGGGCCGACCTGACCGGGGCCAACCTGACCGGGGCCAACCTGCGCGGGGCCGACCTGACCGGGGCCAACCTGACCGGGGCCGACCTGCGCTGGGCCGACCTGACCGGCGCACGGGGGCGGGAATGACCCCCCGCCGGGGCAGGCCCCCGATGGATCCCAACCAGCTGCGGTGCCAGCGGGTTGAAGTGCGCCTGACTGCCCTGGAACTGGAACTGCTGGATGCGCTGCGGGGGCGGGTGTCCCGCAGCCGCTTTCTGCTGGAACCGCTCCACGCCACCATGACTTTGCTGCGGGGGGCCCCTTCGGGGATGGCCCCTTCCCAACCCGGGACGGGTGAACCCACAGGTGACCTGCCCTGTTCCAGCGCTGTGGAGACACAGCCCCCCCGCAGCATCCCCACCACCCCCACCACGCGGAAGCCCCGATGAACCCCACCCCTTCCATTGAAGAACTGCAGGCCCAGCTGGTGGATGCCCAGGTGCTCCGCTGGGAACCCGGGATGCTGCGCACGGACGGGGTGCGCCACGCCACCCACCTGCGCCCCGCGCTGGGCAGCGTCCACCCCGTGCTGCGGGACTGGCCCACCTGGACCCGGGCGCTGGCCCAGGTGCGGGAACTGCTGGGTGACCCAGACGCGGAACTGCATTTCACTGGCCCCCCGCCTATGCGCGTGGAGTTCTACATGGGCAACGGGGCCCCGCCGATGCTTTCCGCGCGGTCTGTCCCCGAAGCGGTGGGGCTGATGCTGCTGAAGGTGGGGAAGCCTGTGGAGCAGGACCGGGAAACCTACGTGGACCCCGACCAGCTGCCCCTGTTCCCCAGCATGGACCCCCGGAAGGGGGCCTGATGCCCCGCCCCTGGTCCCGCGTAAGCGCCACCCAGCTGAAGGTGGCGCAGCTGTGCCCCCGCAAGTGGTGGTACGAACGGGTGAGCGACCTACCGCCCATCCCCCCCACCGCAGCCATGCTGCAGGGGAAGGCCATCCATGAACAGGTAGAAGCCTGGCTGAAGGACGGCACCCGGCCCACGGATGCCCGCGCTGCTGCGCTGGCCCTGCAGTACCCTGCCGGGCTGATCCGCACGTCCCCGCACGTTCATTCCGAAAGGGAAGTGGACCTGCATCTGGAACTGCCCGTGCCCCTGCTGGGCTTCGTTGACTTGCTGGACGCGCGGGCCCTTCCCCACACGGTGGAAGTGGTGGATTTCAAGACCACCAGCGGGTGGCAGTATGCGAAGACCACGGAAGAACTGCAGGAAGACCTGCAGATGGTCCCCTACGCCCGCTGGGTGCTGGAACAGTACCGCCCCAACGCGGTACAGGTCACCCACGTGGTGGTCCACAAAGAAACCTGTGAAGTGGCCACCACCAGCGCAATGCTGACCCCCGCCCACGTCCGCAGCGTCTGGTCAGATACCATCGTCCCCCTGGCCCACAGCATGGCCAGCTGGGCTACCGCCCCCGCCCCGCAGGCAGTCCCGGCTGTCCCGGGGGCCTGTTCCGCCTTCGGGGGCTGCCCCTACGCTTCGGCCTGTGACCGGGGCGGGGGCACCACCACCCGCCCCTTCGGGGCTATGTCCCGCATCCGTTCGTCAACCGTCCCCCAACCCACTGATGGAGCTACCCCTATGTCACGTCTTCAGGAACTTATCCGCGCCCGGTCCCTCGCTGCAGCCAGCAACAGCCCCCCGCCGGGCCCCGCCCCGAAGCCCCCCGCGCACGTCACCACCAGCAGCACCAGCCTGGAAGATGCCCAGCAGCGCGTGCAGGAAGCGCGGGCCCGGCTGGCCCGGGCGGAAGCGGGGGGCGACCCCCTGCCCACGGAAGCGGGACTGGCCCACGCCGTGGAAGCGGCGGGTGGTCCCCCCGCCCCGGTGGTGGAAGCCACCACCGCCCCCGCCCCCGCCCGGTCCCGGGCCGATTCCTACGCAGCAGCCCGGGCCAGCGTGCTGACCGCAGCGGGCGGGCGGGACTTCGTGCCCGTGAAGGAACTGCGCCTGCTCATCGGGGCGGAACTGGGCCTGGCCCGCGTGGCGTGGTCCCACGTGGAAGAAACCTGTATCGGGGCCATGCCCGGCTGGGAACTGGAAGCGGCTGGCCTGCAGGCGGTGGCCCCCGTGGAAGCCCAGGTGGTGGACGAACCGGTGGACACCCAGCAGTACGCGGACACCGCAGCCCGCGCTTCCGTGGAACCGGCCACCATCGTGGAAGCCCCGGCGGTGGCCCCCGTGGAAGCCCCGGTGGTGGCCCCCGTGCAGTCCGAAGCCCCCCAGCACGGCTTCCTGCTGCTGGTGGACGTGGGGGTGGTGCAGGCCCCGCAGGGCTGGAAGCTGCAGACGTTGGAAGCGTACCTGGCCCCCATCGTGGCCCGGTACGAAGCCAGCGTAGGGGGCCCCGCCTTCCTGCGGGACTTCCGTGCGGGGGAACGCACGGTGGCCCATATGGCCAGCCTTGACCTGCCTGCGGATGGCACGGTGCTGCTGGTGGACAGCGGGAACAGTGTGTGGAAGGAAGTCAGTCAGGCGCTGGTCCCCCGTGCGGCGGGCATCCTGCGGGGCCTGCGGTAGATGCTGCCCGAAGTCCGCCGCATCGTGGCCCTGCCCCGGCTGGAAGGCCAGCGGGCGGGGCCCAGCCCTGCCAGGCTGGCGGGCATCCGCCGCACCCAGGCGGACATCCTGCGCCCGGTGCAGCTGGCTGCGCTGGGTGAGGTAGAACGCTGCGGGGGGCTTCTGGGAATCATCGGGGTGGGACAGGGGAAGTTCCTGATAAGCACGCTGGCCCCCAGCATGGTGGACTGCCAGCGCCCCCTGCTGCTGGTGCCCCCCGCCCTGCTGCAGCAGACGCTGGCGGAACTGGAACGGTGGCGCGCGTTCTTCCACTTCCACCCCGCGCTGACCGTGCTGCCCTACTCCGTGCTGTCTTCGGAACGGGGCAGCGCAGTCCTGGAATCCCTGGCCCCGGATTTCATCGTGGCAGACGAGTGCAGCAAGCTGCGCAGGCGGGAATCCGGGCGCACCCGCCGGCTGGTCCGCTGGGCGCAGGAACACCCCGCCACCCGCTGCGTGATGCTGTCCGGAACCATGACAGCCCGCAGCGTGGTGGACTTTGACCACCTGGCGGAACTGGCCCTGCGGGAAGGCAGCCCCGTCCCCCGGGACTGGCTGGAAGTGGAAGCGTGGGCAGCCTGCATGGATGCCCGCACGGAAGCCCCGCCCACGTCCCACCAGCTGGCAGCGGTGGCCCCGCTGGTGGCAGCCTTCCCCACCCCCGAAGGGACCGCCCCCGCAGCGCTGTATGCCCGCCTGCGCAGCTGCCCCGGGGTGCTGTGTACGGTGGACACCAGCGCAGCAGAGTGCAGCCTACGGGTGGAAGCGCAGCGCTACACCCCTGCCCCCGCGCTGACGACTGCGCTGCGGGAACTTCGGATGCTGTGGCGGCTGCCCGATGGAACGGAACTGCTGCGGGCGGTGGACTTCGCTGCAGCGGTGCGCCAGCTGCAGGTGGGCTTCTACTACCGCCCCGTGTGGGGCCCGGCTGGGCCTAACGCCAGGTGGCTGGAAGCCCGGCTGAAGTGGGGGCAGGTGGTGCGGCAGGTGCTGGCCCTGAACATCCCCGGGGCGGACACCCCCGGGACCGTTGCGGAGTACGTCCGCAGCGTGGGGCCCAGGTGGCGGGCGGTGGCGCTGGAAACGTGGGAAGCCGTGGCAGACCGCGAAGGGCCCGGGCAGGAAGCGGTCTGGGTATCGGATGCCCACCTGCAGCACGTCCGCAGCACCGCCCTGCGCCTGGAAGCTGACCGGGGCCCGGTGCTGGTCTGGTGCGAACACGTGGCCACGCTGGAAGGGCTGGCAGCGCTGGGCATGAAGGTCTGCAGGCCCGGGGATGCGCTGCCCGCCACCCCCTGCACCGTGGCGCTGTCCCGGCCCAGCTTCGGGATGGGCACGAACCTGCAGGCATGGTCCACGAACCTGGTGCTGGAACCCCTGGGGAATGGGGAAGCGTGGGAACAGCTGCTGGGCCGCACCCACCGGGAAGGGCAGGCGGACGAAGACGTGCTGGTGCTGGTTCCCTACTGGGACCGCGCTGCGGTGGCTGCGGTTGACGCTGCCCGCGCTGATGCGGAGTACGTCCAGCAGGCCACCGGACAGCGCCAGAAGCTGCTGCTGGCCAGCTGGTGGCAGGGGGACTGAAGGAATCCTGTAAGATTCCTTGACGGGTACTATCCCCCCGAAGTACATAGATGGGGCGGGGTGCAGAACCCCCCGCGACAAAGACCACCACCCAGACAAAGGACCACTACAATGACCCGACCCGAAACGCTACAACTACTCCGCCCCGCCCACGTTCGCACGGATGGGGCTGCAGGCCACCTGTTCCGCCACCACGGGTCCACCGGGTGGCAGGAACTGGTCTTCCCCACGAAGGAAGCCGCCGCAGCTTTCATCGCTGCCCGTAACTTCCGGGCAGCGTGATGGGCCCGGATACCGCCCTGCTGCTGGCGCTGTGTGGGCTGCTGGCGACTGTGGAAGCCCTGCGGATGGTCCTGACCTGGCCCCGCAGGTAACGGAAGGGGGCCCGAAGCCCCCGCACCACCCCCGCCATTCCGGCGGGGGCTGGCGTAGCCCGCTGCATGGATGCGGGCGATGGAACCACACGGACGTGGACGAAGACCAGACACGGAGCAATATCATGGGCATCTTCAGCAACATCGGAAACACGGAAGCAGCGCGGGCCCGGGGCACGTTCTTCACCCGGGGCACCTACACGGGCAGCGTGCTGTCCTGCCGTCACGTCAAGTCCCGCGTGGGCACGGATGAGTTCTTCGTGGTGGACTTCCACATCCTGGAGAGCACGAACCCGGAACTGCCCCGGGGCAGCACGGGCACCTGGATGGCCAAACTGACTGGCAAGTATCCGGCGCTGGCGCTGGCGGACGTGAAAGCGTTTGTCATGGCTGCCACGGATTCCACGGAAGCGGACGTGGGGGAAGCGGAAGTGACGGAAGCGGTCAGCGGGGACGGCACCCTGCTGGCTGGCAGCCAGGTGGTGGTCACGGTGGAAGACGTGCGCACGAAGGCGGGGGCACCGTTCAGCAAGCACAGCTTTCGCACCCCCAGCCCCGAAGCGTAGCAGCCCCCCCCGGCTGCACCAGCCCCCACCCCCGGCTGACCCCGGTGGTGGGGGCTTCTGCCCCAGACCCCCCACGGAGTAGCCCCGATGCCCACCCCCGCCCACGTGGCCTTTGACTGGGAAACCTGCCTGATTCAGCCCGGCATCGTGGCCCCCCAGCCCGTCTGCCTTTCGTGGGCCCGGGAAGGGGACGTGGGGCTGGTGACTGCTGCGGACGCATGGCCCCTGCTGCTGGGCTGGCTGGAAGACCCCCAGACCGTGCTGGTAGGGGCCCGCACCACCTTTGACCTAGGGGTGGCACTGACGTGGTGCCCCAGTCAGGAACGGATGGCGGAAGCCATCGCGCTGGCCTATGCGCAGCAGCGCATCCGTGACGTGCAGGTGCGGGCCAAGCTGGTGGCACTGGCGGAAGGCTGGCTGTCCTTTGACATTGCCCTGAGGAAGATGCCCAGTTTCAGCCTGGCTGCGCTGGCCCAGCGATACCTGGGGGCCACGCTGGACAAGTCCGCTGACACCTGGCGGCTGCGCTACTCTGAACTGCTGGGGAAGGCCATCCACGAATACCCGGGCCCCGCCATTGACTACGCGGTGATGGATGCGCAGGCCACGCTGGACGTGTATGCGGCGCTGGCTGAACGGCAGCACCCCCCGAAGGTCACCCCAGACCTGTTCACGAACGAAGCGGAACAGACGGAAGCGGACTGGTTCCTGGCCCTGATGTCCATGACGGGGCTGGACGTGGACCCCGCCGGGGCTGCCCAGCTGGAAGTGGACTTGCGGGCCAGTCTGGTGGACGTGCGGGCAGCGATGGCTGCAGCAGGCATCCTGCGCCCCAACGGCACGAAGGATATGGGGGCGCTGCGGGCGCGGGTGGAAGCTGCCTACCGCACGCTGGGCCGCCCCTGCCCTGTGACGGACAAAGGGGCCACCAGCACCGCAGCGGACACCCTGGAAGGCTGCGGGGATGCCCTGCTGGAAGCGGTGGCGGAAGCGTCCAGCAGCGAGAAACTGCTATCTGCCTTCGTGCCGATGCTGCAGCTGGGCATCGTGAACCCCAGCTATGACGTGCTGAAGGAATCCGGGCGCACCAGCAGCTACGGTCCCAACATCCAGCAGATGCCCCAGGGGGGCGGGGTGCGGGAACTGTTCCGCCCCCCGCCGGGCCACGTGTTCCTGGATGCGGACTACTCCACGATAGAACTGGCAGCGCTGGCGCAGGTGTGTCTGGACAAGTTCGGCCGCAGCCGGATGGCGGAAGCCATCAATGCGGGGATGGACTTGCACGTGCTGACCGCTGCCCACATTCACCGGCTGGACTACGCGGAAGCGCTGGCCCGGTACACCGCAGGGGACGAAGAACTGAAGGCAGCGCGGAAGCTGGCTAAGGTGCTGAACTTCGGGCTGCCTGGGGGGATGGGGGCGGACAGCTTCGTGGAGTACGCGCGGGGCTTCGGGCTGGACCTGGACGCGCGCTTCGTGCAGGGGCTGAAGTCGGACTGGCTGCAGGCATACCCGGAAATGCAGGACTACTTCCACCACCTGGCCCAGCTGGCGGGGGCTGCGGAAGCCTTCACCCTGGTGCAGCTGCGCAGCGGGCGGGTGCGGGCGGGGTGCCGGTACACCAGCGGGTGTAACAGCTACTTTCAGGGGCTGGCTGCGGACGGTGCGAAGCGGGCGGGGTGCCTGCTGGCCCGGCGGGTGCTGCTGCCCAGCGGGGGGCCCCTGTACGGCTGCCTGCTTCATGCCTTCGTACATGACGAGTTCCTGATAAGTGCCCCCGTGGCCACCTTCAGGGAAGCAGCCACCGCGCTGGAAGCCACGATGGTGGAAGGCATGGCCCACTTCATCCCAGACGTGGCCATCCGGGTGGACGTGACCGCATCCGACCGATGGGCAAAGGCTGCCCGGCGCATCGTGGACGGGGACGGGCTGCTGCAGGTATGGTCCCCCGCATGACCTCCAACCCCGTACTACTGGCCCGGATTGCTGGCCTGGAAGACCCGGTGGCGTATCTGGAAGACGTGCTGGTATACGCCACGAAGCGGATGGCGGAAGCGGAAGCGCTGGTGGCCCCCTACCGGGAAGCTGAACTGGACGCTGCCCTGCACTGGGCTGCAGCCACCAGCGGGGGCGGGGTTGGGACCGCGTAGGGCGGTCTGCTTTGACCCCGCCATGACCGGCCCCACGGGGGTGGCGGTCTTCGTGGACGGGGTGCTGGTAGATGCCTACTCCACGAACCCCCGCCCCCCAGGTGTCCGTGGCCCCACAGCGTGGGGGGAAGTGGCCAGCGCGGTCTGGGCCCCCCTGCTGGACGCGGGTGCGGACGTGGTGGTGATTGAAGGGCAGGCCATCTACCCCCGCAGCCCGGTGGACCCGAATGACGTGCTGCAGGTCAGCGGGGTGGCAGGCGGGCTGGCGTCCATTGCTGCGGCGCTGGGGGCCACGGTGGTGGGCCTGCAGCCAGCGGACTGGAAGGGGCAGGCCCCGAAGCGGGTGATACAGGCCCGCAGCCGGGCACGGCTGTCCCCGGCTGAACTGGCCCGGGTGCGCCGGGGTACTACCCTTGACGGATGGGATGCTATCGGGGTAGGATTGCACTACCTCAGAAGGTAGTACCCCGTGGCCCTGACCCGTTCCCAGCGCATGATTTCCATAAACACCCGGGAAGCCGTGCTGATGAAGCACGCGGCGGACGTGGCTGCGGAACTGCGCACGGTGGAAACGGGCCAGCTGGTCAGCCGTCACGCTGCCATGGTGGAAGCCCTGCGCATCGGGCTGGCCACCATGCTGGACGTGGACCCCACGGAGTTCACAGAAGCGGCGGACGCAGCGGAAGCGCTGGGGGGTGCCTGATGGGCACCGCTTCCCCGGGGGAACCCCCCGCGCTGTGACAGGTTTACCTGGTGCTGTTCATCATCGTCATGGTGCCCGGTGCCCTGCTGCTGGGGGCTATCAGGCTGGCGTGGGCCTGGTATAGCTGATGCTGATGGGCCTGCCCGCATCCGTGGCAGCCTGCAGCAGCGCGTACAGTTCCGCGATGGCCACCCGGCTGGACCCCACCCCCGTGGGGGTGCGCGTCTTCCCCACCAGCAGGCAGCCTTCCGTGTCCGCTGCGGTGTTGCCGCTGTGGATGCGGATGCCCTGGAATACCGGAACGCAGCCCACCAGGGGCATCATCCTGCGGTACTTCGGGGACCACGTGAAGGCCACGGGGTAGGTGCCCAGGGGGATAGCGGTGCGTCCCTTCACTTTCACTTGCCGGACGTGGGCCAGGGTGTCCGTGATGGTCAGCCCCCGGTCTTCATCCTCGCAGGTGTAGAACATCAGCAGTCCGTCCACGGACAGGGTGCCCCGGGTCAGGCCCGGCTGGCAATCGTCGCGCACCACGGTAAGGCGTAGGGGGTCCATAGGGCTACTCCGTGGGTGCGATGGAAGTGGGGGTGGTGGGGACTTCAGACACCACGATGGGGGGAACCTTCAGCTGGGGGAGCGTGCCCCCCGTGATGCCGACGAACATCATACCCAGCAGCTGGTACAGAAACAGCGCCATGGTCAGCAGCAGGGAAGTCTGCACGGGGGCGGGCAGCCGGGCTAGCGCGGTTTCTATCCAGCCGCTTCCCGCTGCTGCCTGCGTGGCCCCCCGTTCATGGGCGCGCAACAGTTCTTCATGCCTGCGGCTGGCTTCCTTCAGCCATTCATCGTGCCTGCGGGCACCTTCCCGCAGGATGGCCCGCGTGCCACTGGCGTACACCTGGGCGGTGTATGCCGTGTCTGGGGAAACCCCGTCCGGAACGGGGGGCGGGTCATAAATGTCAGGCATAGGGGGGACCATCCAGCAGCTGGGGGGATACAACGTCACCCACTCACGTGGAAAGAACGGGCAGCATCGTCCACCAGACGCAGCTGCAGCCGCAGCATACCATCTTCCTGGTAGGTGGTGCCTTCCACCAGCGCGGGCTGCAGGTTGAAAGACAGCCCCGCATCGGTCAGCAGCACCACGTCCCCCCGTTCCAGCCAGCCCCACGAACTGGGCATCAGGTACTGCACCCGGCGGGTGGGAAGGGCCTTTGCACGGGCCTGCCAGGCCAGCACCATAGCAGCGGTGGCGGGGTCGTAGACCACCGTGCTTTCCGCTTCCACTTCCAGCACCCCGTAGCGCAGGCGGGACTGGGCGCAGTAGACCGATTCAGCCACCGCTGCGGACGTGCCGTCATCGCTGCCCAGCACAGCGTACCGGGTAGTGGTCCCGGTCAGCTGGTCCAGAGCATAGCGCAGCTTCAGCCGGTTTGTGAGGGACCGGGCGGAACCGTCCACCAGCACCGCCCCATCCAGTTCCACGTCGGGGTCCGCTGCGGTGTCAATGGTGGCCACAGCGTCCCGGCGGGTGGCAGCGTACCGCCAGGGCAGGGGGTAGACCCCATCCGGGCCATTGACCAGGCTGCAGGGCAGCAGGGGCAGCACGTTGGACGTAATCCATTCCCACGGGGTGACCCCTTCCACCACGCACCCACACAGCAGGAACGGGTCCAGGTACGGCTTCGCTGCAGCCACCCTTCCCCAGTCCACGGGCAGGGTGGACATAGCCAGGAACGCTTCCAGCACGTCCCCCGCCCGGGTCAGCGTGCCCCCGTCCCGGGCCTGCATCCCTCCAGCCCCCTGGTTCCACGCCACCCCGAAGGAACCCCCCAGCGCCAGCGCGGTCCCCGCCATGGCCATGGTGGTGCAGACCCGTCCCAGCGCGTCCGTGGTCTGGGTGAGTGCCCGCACTTCCACGGTGGTGCCGTCGGACACGCTGGCGCTGTCCGCCACGGTAGACCCCGCAGCCACCAGCAGCACTTCGTTCGCTGGGGTATCGTCCACCAGATACGCGGGGCTGGAAGCCACGGAGGATTCCCCGAAGGGCAGGGGATAGGACAGGCCCAGCGCGCTGCTGGAAGCGTTGGGCCAGGCTTCCGTGCTGACCACCAGCAGCGCCGGGGGGACCACCGCCCGGTCCCTGAACGCTTCAGACTCCAGGGACGCCACCACGGGTTCCCCCGCGTAGCCATAGGACGGGTCCACCAGCTGCCCCCGCAGCAGCACCCGCCGCGCTTCGTATGCGGTGCCTTCAATCCACAGGGACAGTTCCCCGGTGGCCTGCAGCAAGTCCTGCCCCCGCTGCACCAGGGCAGCCACGTCCACGGGCAGCGTGAACGCCAGCGGGGCGGATACGCTGTCCGCGCTGGACTGGAACAGGTTCACCACTTCCTCCCAGCGGACTTCATCCACCAGGTCACCCGCGTACTGCAGCTGTTCCCCGGTGGCGGTGCTGGTCACCAGCAGTTCCGTGCGGGCCAGCCGGAACAGCCGCCCCGCGTAGGTCAGGTCCAGCAGCACGTGGACCACCGCCCCCCGCAGCGCGGTGGCGTCAAAGCGGCGGGCGGTGGCGGTCTTTCCTGCTGTGTCCACGGGCTACACTTCCTCTTCAAAGGTCACGGTGGCCACGCGCACCACTTCCCCCTTGCTGTGCCATTCGGACCCCAGCACGGTTTCCACCCGGGGGCTGGATACGATGCGTCCCAGCATGAACTGCTGCCTGTTCACCAGCAGGGTGTCCACCGTTTCCGCAGACACCACGGGCACTTTCGAAAGGTACACGCAGGGGGTGACAGCACCCGCCATGATTTCCACCAGCCCCGCCACTTTGAAAGCGGTATCCGCCGGGCTGGCCACAGGGTTGGTGCCCCCGCTGGTGATGTAGTCCACGTCGGGGGGATTGCTGGCCAGCTGGCTGGTGTCCGTTTCATTCTCGTTTGCCCAGCTGAACTCCACGGTGCGGCGGGTGGGCCCCAGCTGCTGGGCCCGCCGGCTACCCCCCCGGGCGGTGGTCAGGTTGAAGTTGGGTTCCCAGTTCATGGTACGCCCCCGCGCGTACTGCTTCCCGAAGTAGGCAAGGTGTCCCACCACCAGCGTGCCGATTTCAAAGTACCCTTCAGCGGTGGGCCCAGTCGGAATGGTGAACTTCAGTTCACACAGGTCCGGACAGTCATGGATGATCAGCACCCCGTCCTTCCACCAGATTTCCCCAGCGGTCCCGGTGGCGCTGTCCGTGGCCAGCACGTCTGCACAGTAAAGGCGGGGGCGCACCCGCTGAAGGTCCGTCCAGCTGCCTTCCGTGTTCCGCTGGATGGTGCGGACCACGGACCCCCCACCGTCTGCAATCAGCACGTGACTGTCCGCCAGCGCGTTCGTGGTGAAGTAGACCCCCGCGCTGGTAGCCCCGGCTGCGGTATTCGGCTGGATGGTGTGGCCATCCCTGCGCCACTTCAGCCCCGTGCATCCGTCCGCCATGGACAGCGTGCCCAGTGCCGTGAAGCCACCCGTGCCACCCCCGCTGGTGTCCCGGTAGGACACGTTCAGGGTGGGGAAGTTGCAGTTAAAGGCAGCCACCACCACGGTGCTGCCCAGCGGGGCCCCGGGGTCCGCGCTGTTGTCCAGCTTGATGGTGAAATCCTGCTGGGCGGTGCTGGTGCTGCGCCAGGTGCGGCGGGGGCTGGGGGCCACTTCCGCGAATACGTTGCTGATGCCGTAGTCATGGCGCTGGGTGATGGTGTGAATGTCCCCATCCCACGCGGGCCCGTCCACCGCAGCCACGCGCACCCCGTCCCCAGAGTAGACGTGGACGGGGTAGCTGGTCCAGGCCCGCCCAAACAGCGGGGTGCCCAGCGCGCTGCTGGCCCGGATGGGAAGCCCGAAGGCACCACTGCCCCAGAAGACTTCACGCCAGCGGGCGGTGCTGTCCTGAGGCTGGTCCACCCGCAGGCGGGAAGCGGTGGCCCCCGCTGCGGACGCCAGGGAATGGTCCAGCAGCGCCTGCTGCCAGGGGCGCACTTCCGTGTCCGTAGCGGACGCGCGGACGTACACACACAGCCGGGACGTGGCCCAGTCAAAGCTGAACAGCACCTGGTTCCACCCAGCGGCTGCGGGGGCTGCTGCGTTGTAGGGGGTGGTCCCGCCCGCAATGTCCTTCACCATGAAGTTCGTGGTGCTGAACTCCAACCAGAAGCGCCGCAGGTTCGCACCGTCCCCCACCAGCACTTCCAGCCGGCTGTTCCCCGCAGTCACCTGGACTTCAAAGACACCTTCCGTCCGCTGGTTCCCGCTGGCCACCGCTGCCACGTTCGTGGTGGTGATGGTCAGCGTCTGCCCTGCCGTGGTGGTGGTGGTGCTGTAGTCCCCTGCGGTCAGGACTTCGGACCCCGTGCCCGCCAGGGCCCAGCCCGTGGTGGTGGACAGCAGTTCCACGGGCAGCCACACGTAGTCCCACTGGACCATGTTGTGGGTAAGTTCCACGCTGCGCTTGAAAGACCTGCAGGCTGCGGTGTAGCCCCCCAGGTCGATTTCGTACAGCTTCGTGCGGTCAGTGACGGGTTCCTGCTCCGTGCCCGTCTGGAACGAAGTGAGCACCACCAGCCGCCCACACTGGAAGGTGCAGCTATACCCCGTGGGGTAGAACGACGGGTCACCATTCTCCCACCAGGGCACATAGGTGGCTGCGGTGGCGTTGGAGTTCCGAGTGGACAGGGTAGCGTTGCAGGTCAGCCACGTGGCCCCGCCATCGTTGGAAAGGAACACCCCGCTCTTCTGGGAATCGTCCTTCTGGAACAGCACAGCCAGCTGGCCCGTTTCATCCACCGCCAGCGCGGTATTCGTACTCTGTACGATGTTGGATGCCAGCGTGCCCATGTTGATGGCAGTCACCAGCACCTGGCCCGTCACGTCCAGCCAGCTGGTGAAGGCGGTGCCCAGGCGCTTGATGGCCAGGTTCATAGACACCCCTGCCGTGATGTAGCTGACCACGAAGCCCCCGCCCCGCGCTGCCCGAAGGTCAATCCACGAAGCGCCGTTCGTGCTGCCCACCCCCGCCAGGTAGCCCCCGTCATTCGGGGCAGCGCCCACGGGGGTGCCGTCCAGCGCCACCCGGCTGAAGGTGTGGCCCAGGTCCGTGCTGCCGTACTGCCACAGGGTGTCCACGTAGGTCACGGTGGTGTTGTGGGCGGTGCCCTGCAGCAGCAGCAGCATCTGCCCGTTGTCATACGCCACCCGCATCCGCCGGATTTCAAAGCCCGCGTTTCCAGCGCCGGGGGTGCTGGTGGCGTCGATCGTCTGCAGCAGGCAGGGCTTCCCCGCCAGGGTGAGCGTGCCCCCGGGGCTGTCCAGGTACGCCAGCCGCACCTGGTAGTACTGGTCCGTGGTGATGGACGTGACCCGTTCCACCCAGTAGACGTGGATACGTCCTTCGGGCAGCTGCAGCAGGCAGGCGGTGCCCATCACCACGGCAGCAGTCTGCCCCGTGGCGAGGGACGTAACCGCGTCCGCCAGGTTCCAGTTCCACACCACCCCGGCGCTGGCAGCGTACCCCGCGCTGTCAAACCGCTTGTAAATCAGGCCCACCTTCGTGGTCCCGCCTGCGGTGGAAGCGGTCACAGCCAGGGCCACGGTATTGTCCTGCAGCCGCTCGCACCCGCATACGTAGGTGTCATCCGTTGCGGTGTAGACCGTGGCGGGGATGCGTTCGTGCCTGCTGATGGCGGTGGGGGAATCCCAGCCCATCGTGGACAGGTGGCCCCCGGGAATCGAGTAGTTCGGGGACCACAGAAACCGGGCATCTTCCAGCCCGGGCATCCCGCCCCGGTTCGTGGTCACGGTCAGCGCGGGAAGCAGCCCTGCTGTGTTGGGCATGGTCCCGCTGGCTTCCACGGTCAGGCCCGTATTCCGGGTGGCCACGGGCACCCCGGGACGGGGGCCTGCTTCCGTGAAGCTGGAGTCCACCCGCTGCAGCCCCGAAGCCACGAAGCGGGGGTCAGGCAGCACGATGCCCCGGTAATCCTCGCCCGCCGCTTTGGATACATTCACGGCCATGTTCTAAGCCCTTCCCCTGCGTAGCTGTCCCACACGGTCCCCGCCCCGGATGGTGCGCGCCAGCGTTCCGTCCATTCCCAGATGGTCCGCGATGAAGTATTCGAAGGCCCGGTGTTTGTAGACCACCACCCCGCGTCCAGCGCTGCTGGCAGGCTGCTGGCCCGCGTTCGCTGCGTTGATGGTGGCATCCCCCAGCGTCCGCCTGCCCTGCCCAGACAGCACGGCTTCCCCTGCCCGCAGCGTGGCGGGGGTTTCATCGGGGGCCATGCCACCCGTGTGCAGCTTCGGGGGCGGGCTGGCCACCACGCTGGCCACCGCGATAGCCCCCATCACACCCGCCACGATAGCCCCGGGGATGTTCCCGGTGGCCAGCTGGGCAGATACCCCCAGCGCAGCGTTCAGGACCGCTTCCGCCACGGACAGCGCATACTGCGCATCCCAGCGCTTCTGGGCTGCTTTCTTCCCTTCGTTCGTGCTGGTGTCAATGTTGGCCAGTTCCGCCTGCAACACGGTCTGAGCCAGCCCGATGATGGCGCTGGAAGTCTGCTGGGCCACGTTCAGCGCTTCTACGTGCTTCTGCTGAATCTGGGCCAGTTCCGCCGCATCCCGGGCAGCGGCTTCCGCCGCTTCCTGGTCATCCAGCGCCTGCAGCTTGTCCGCGTACTGCTGGCGGGCCTTCAGCTTCGCTTCCTGCAGTTCGGCATAGGCCCCGCTGTCCTTCGCATACAGGCGCTGCTGCTTCGTGAACTTCGCATCTTCAGCCCGCGCTTCCTGCACGATGGCTTCACGGGCAGTCTGCCCGCGCACCTGCACGCTGTTGATAAGGTCCGTGCTGGTCTGCAGCCGGGCAGCATCCAGCGCCTGCGCTTCCCGCACCGCAGCGCTGGCAGCCTTCAGGGCTGCAGCCCGGTCCCGGGTGGCTGCTGCGTCCGCCTTCGTGGCCACGGTGGTGGTGCCCAGCGTGGACGCATGTTCCCGGGTCAGCCGGTCAGTTTCGTACAGCTGCGCCGTGGCAGCCACGTAGGCTTTCCGGTGGGCCTTGACGATTTCTTCGCTGGCCCCCGTCTCTTTGTCCAGCCTCTTCGTGGCTTCGTATGCACCCTTCAGCGCGTCCAGCTGCTGCAGCAGGGCCACGGTGCCCTTGTCCGTTTCCCCCCGGGCCAGCTTGTTATCCGTGGCGATTGCCCGCACCTGGTCCGCGAAGGAATCGTACCCCTGGCTGGCCCGGGTAGCCGTGGCTGCAGCTGCGTCCATCTTCTTCGTGGCTTCATCCACTTCCGTGGACAGCAGGTGGTAGGCAGCGCCCACCGCAGCAATACCCGCCACCACCCCCAGAAAGACGGGGTTTGTGGCCATGGCCACCACCTGCGCCTTGATGGCCACGGTAACCGCGCCGATACCCCCCGCCATGGCGGACTGGGCCAGCGCTGCCACTTCCGCAGCCTGGGCCAGCTTGCCCAGCCCCTGCGCCATCCCCGCCGCTTCGGGGCTGATGGCGGACAGCGCCCCGCCCAGCTTCATGGCATTGCTGCCCGTCTGGTTCAGCGTCTTATCCGCCGCTTCCAGCCCCTTCGTGATGCCCTTTCCTGCAGCTTCCCCCTGCCCCTGCAGCTTCCCCAGGTCCGCATTGATGCGCGCCAGCGCAGCCTGCAGCCCCGCCGCGTCTGCCGTGAAGGTCAGGGTGACCTGTTTCGTGCTGCTCATCGTGACCCCCCGAAGCTGCGGGCCTGGGCCCGGGTACTACGTCCCCCGGGCACCTTACGCGGTGCGGAAGGGGTTGACAAGTTCCGCTGGATTTCAGCCAGCAGGGCTGCTTCGAAGATGCGGGTGAACTTCACCACCGCAGCATCCCACACCACTTCGTATTCCAGCACTTTCGTGCCCGCCCGGTGGACGTGGGCCACGTAGTAGTCCCCCTTCGGGGTGGTGGCTTCGTTCTTCACGTGCAACGCCGCTTCGCTTTCCGTGCTGGAAACGGTGGCGGTCCACTTCCGCTGTGACACCAGCCGGGGGGCCCCAGGGGGCCTGCCTTTGTATTCCCAGCCCGTCCATTCATCCTTCACGAACGCCAGCACTTCGTCCCGGTATTTGTGCAGCACCGCCACTTCTGAATCCACCAGCTTCCGCTGAAGGGAATCCAGGTCCAGCGTGGTGCTGACCTGAACCCGGGCGGACGGACGCTTAGCCACCCAGCACCGCCCGCAGCTGGTCCAGATAGCTGCGCTTCCCCTTCCGCTGCAGGATGGTGTTCACGCTGGCCCCCGTGCGGGCCAGTTCCGCCTGCGTGGACTGGATGGCAGCCCGCAGCGCGGGCAGCATCCGGTCTATCCAGCGGTCCAGAATGTCAGGGACTTCCCCTTCCGCCAGCGGGGTTTCTTCCCCGCTGCGGTGGACGAACTCCGCATAGTCCACCAGATTCTCCACAGTGAAGCCCACGCTGCCCACGTGGCCATCCACGAACCATTCCCAGTTATCGCGGCTGTTCCCGGTATCCACAGGCCACATAGCCGTGATTTCCTGCACCGCCCCCAGCACGTAAGCGCTGATAACGTCCGTTTCTTCCAGCGTAAGCTGGCGGGGCTGGCCACCGTTTACCTGCAGGATGAAGGTTTCCACGGACTGCAGGTGGTAGGGGTAGGTTACGCCAGCCATCAGTCCCCGCCCCCCAGGTAGTCATTGACTTCCGCATCGTGGCTACCGGGCCCCGCCGGGGCGGGGGTGTGCAGCATGTTGTGCAGCTGCACCTGGTCCCGCAGAGATGCCGGGGCAAGCGACTGCAGCGCCCCTGCGGGGCTGCGGCGGGCGAGGATGTAGGCCAGCAGTTCCACCAGTTCATCATCCGGTAGGGTGAAGGGGTCACGGGTTCCATAGCGGGCCAGCCCCGCTTCGGTCAGCTGGTAGTCAAGCCCTCCGTGTGGACCCCGAAATACTCGGCACGCGCTTCCGCCATCACAGCAAGGGACTGGCGGTGCAGGAACCCTTCCTGCACTTTGCTGAACAGGTCCACGATTTCCATGAGGTTCCAGCCAGCTTCCTGCAGCTCTTCCGCCACCGCTGCCCCGAAGGCAGCCAGCCCGGCGGGGGTCAGGTCCGTGGGCTGCGGGGTGTCCAGCTTGCTGTTCAGGTCTGCCCAGCAGACCCCGATAACGGCACCAGCGCAGGGCAGCAGCGTGGCGTAGCGTTCCTGCAGGGGGCGGGTGTCCCCCCCGGGGTCCACGTACTCGGCGCTGGTGTAGAGTGCCACGCGGGCCCCCACCCCGTAGAACGGATGCCTGCAGACCACCGGGCCCCGGGCGCTGGCTGCGGTCCAGTACCGGTGGTTCGTTTCAGGCGGGGCGGGCAGGGGCTTCGGGCGGGGGGTCATTCGGAATCCGTGGGTTGGAGGGTGAGCAGGGACGGGGGTTCCCGCGTGACCGCAGGGAAGCCATCCAGCACGGGCTGGACGGGGTGCGCGTAGCAGCGGGTGGGGTCGCGCCCATCCCGCACCACCAGCACGTCCCAGTCCCGGGGGCTGGGGATGCCATCCACCCGGGTCAGCAGCAGGCTGCGCCGCTTCAGCAGCCACTTGATCCGTGCTTTCAGCGCGTAGTCCACGCGGTGGAAGGGGACGCAGGTGCGCCACCCGGGCCAGGTGGCATCCAGTTCAGCGTCCAGCTGGACCACCCGCGCCAGTACGTGGGGCGGGAAGTCCGCGTGGGACTCAGTGACGGGGGGGATGGTGGTAGACGCCATGGGGGCGAACTCCGGAGGGAAGGCGGGAAGGGCTACGCGCTGCGCCCGATAACGAGCAAGTCCCAGGTGTTGGTGCTGCCCGCCACCCCGCTGGTGGTCACCCGCAGCACGTCCCCCGTGCCAGCGGTCACGGGCACGCCGTCTTTCGCGTACAGCACCAGCCAGCTGTCGGGGGCCACGATGCTGCCCTGGTCAGCGTCCGCAGCTGCATCCGCAGGCCAGAAGCCCCGGCTGCTGGCCAGTCGCCCGAAGCCGTTCGTGGCGTGGGGGCCCACGTCCAGGTACGCCAGCGCGGTGGTGCGCTTGTTGCGCACCGCAATCAGGCAGACTTCCACGAAGGTGAGAGTGGTCCCGAAGCTGTCAAACAGCGACCCCGCCAGGTCGTAGCTGGTGACCGTGGAAGCAGCCACGCCGGAAGCGGTGGTGGCGTACACCAGGTCAGCCTGGCCATCAGCGGTGCCCGTGGTCAGGTCCAGCAGCACGTGGAAGTTGGACGGAATGACCCCCGCGCGGATGCCGGCGGAAAGCAGTTCCTGGGCGCGGATGTCAACGGCGATGCGGGCGGATGCGGTTCCCATAGGGGGTCTTCCTTACGAAAGGGTGGGGCGGACAGCGTGGCTGGTGAAGGAAGCGTCCACGGTGTTGGGGTCACCTTCTTTCGCGTTCGCACGGAACACACTGAAGGGGAACGCCACGGACTTGTCCGCTTCCCCGAAGGGGGAACCGTCAATGGTCAGCGTGATGGTGAGGGTGAACACGTCCGAAGCGCTGCCCATCGTGGACACCCAGGTGGTAGCCACGTACTTGGAAGCGTAGCGGTGGGCCACGTCCAGCAGCGTGGCGTAGGTGCCTGCCGTGTCGCCCAGGTCACGCAGGAACGCGCTGAAACTGCCCGTCATCGCCTGTTCATCCCCGATGCGCAGGGACGGGGTGGCCCCGATTACCCCCCGGTCCAGGAACATGTTCACGGTGTAGTCCGGGACATTGTAACTGAAGTCACCCGGTTCATAGGCCACGGTGTAGGTGTTGACTGCGCCGGAATCGGCCAGAAGAATCTGACCGTCTCGCTTGACACGGACTACGGTGCTTTCAGGCATGGCGGAACCTCAGAAGGTGGGGGGAGTATAGCGCGCATCAGGCCCAGGTGAAGTCCTGGTCCACGCGGAAGGTCAGGTCTACCACCAGGTGTTCCCGGGCAGCGGACAGGGTGGTGGTGGTCTGCAGGTACGTGACCCGGATGAAGTCAAAGGCATCACCCGCCTGCATGGCCCGCATCACCCGTTCCTGGATGTCCAGGCAGGCCAGCTGGCTTTCGTGCTGGTCTAGTGGTTTCAGCACCTTCACGAAGGTCACGGTAAGGGTGTGGTCCAGGCGCATCACAGCGTCCGCCCCGCCCCGGTACTGCTGAGTATTCACGGTCTGCAGGTCCAGCGTGAAGGCCAGGTCCACAATGTTCTTCGGCATGGCTGCAGCGCTGAAGACGCTGGGGGACAGCTTCAGCCCGGTGCTGGTCAGCACGGCCACCACTTCCACCAGCATGGCCCGCAGCGTCATGCTGGATTCAGCCACGGGGCCACCCCACGCCACCGCCCAGCACACCCCACCGGGGGGTGTTGGTGTAGATCACAGGGACCGCTGCCACGCTGTCCACCGCACCCGCCCGCTGGTTGGACTGGCTTTCATCGTACTCCAGGCGCAGCATCGTGAAGGCCCGGTCAGCCGCTTCCCGGTGTTCCGCTGCCTTAGCCTGATACCGCCCGTCGCCCATGTAGGTGTCCAGGTCGGCGAAGATGAAGGCCAGCGTGGTTTCCAGCGTGGTGTCCTTCAGGGCCCAGCTGTTCATAATCAGGTATGGCCTGCGCCCATCCTGCAGCAGCCGCCCCTGCACGCTCGCCCAGGCTTCATCAATGAAGCCCTGGAAGTTCACGATGCTGGCAGGCTTCAGATTGTTCAGGTCCGTAACCCGCCGCAACAGCATGGCTTCATTGACTACGTTGTACAGGCTGCGCAGGCACAGATAGCAATCCCTGCGGATGGTTTCCACCACACCATCCACGGTCAGGGCCCATTCTTCCTGCCACGCATCGGACAGGGAAGTGGTGGAAGGGATGGACGCAGCTGCCACGGTGTAGGTGGCCACGTTGCCCGTGACCGTTACGGCACCCGTGACCACCACCACCTTGCTGCCATCGTACAGGGTGAAGGTGCCCGCGCTGGGGGCGGTGGGGGTGCTTCCCCCCGCATACACGGGCATGGTCAGCACTGCAGTCTTCGCACGTTCCAGGAACGTGGGCAGGCTGAAGTCCGTGCTGATGGCCATGGTGTAAGCGCTCCAGGAAAGCTGGGAACCCCCAGCTGGTCAACCCACGAAGCCCAGAAGGGGGCCCCAGCCGGAAACTACCAGAGAAGGTCCGAAGTCAGCACGATGGTGGTAAGGATGTTGCCGGTGGTGCCCGTGGTGCCGTTCGCTGCAGACCGCCCGAATAGCACCCCATTCTGCACACTGAAGTGTGCGTTATCGGGGGTGTTGCGGGTGACCGCAGCGGCTGCGCCGTTTGCAAACACCGTGTCCGTGGACGTGGTGCCCGTGGCCTCCTGCACGATGGGGTCCACCGTGGTGGCGGACCCGTCCCCCGGAGTCAGCTTGCACTTGTGATAGTGCAGCGTGCCCATCACCCCCACCTGGGCGGACCATTCATCCGTGGCCCCAGTCACCCCGGTTTCCGTGATGGTCAGGACCAGGTACTGCACCCCTGCCGCGTGCTTCGTGGTGGTGGTGATGGCTGCAGCGTATGCCATGGGGCTACTCCGCTACGGACGGGGTGAGGGGAAGCACGGGCAGGGGGTCGACCACCGCTTCCGGGCAGGCGGTGCAGGACGGGCAGACCACGGGGGGCGGGCAGACCACGGGGGGCGCTGCCTGCGCTCCCGCGTAGGTGCCACCCGCCAGGGCACCGCCCAGCAACGTGACGATGAACTGGACCACCTGGATGGGGCTGGGCTTACGCATCATGCGAGCGTGACCCCTTCGGATGACACCACCTGCCAGCGCAGGGCACCCGCGATGGTGATGGCTTCCAGCTTGATGAACGCACCCACCGCAGTGAAGGTCATCACAGTGTTTCCCGGCTGGTTCACCCGGGCAGCCGCAGTGACCACGCGGGCCCCGCTGGTGTCCGTGTCCACGAAGATGGTCAGTTCTTGCCCCATGAAGGTGGGGTTTGCCAGGGTGTTGGTTTCCGCGCCATTCTGTGTGATGGCCACGCTGCCCGACTGCGTGACGGGGATAGCCACCCCCGTGCCCGGGTCCGTGATGCGCTGGGCCACCTTCACGTCCGCCACCACTTTCCACGCGCTGCTGGTGCTGACCACGGTGGCGGTGCCCCCGATTCCCACTTTCGTGAGAGTGGTGGCCCCGTCCTTCACGGTCAGCAGGGCATCGGTGGTGCCGTTGTTGTAGATCGTGAAGAAACAGCCCCGGTGTTCCGGATCCGCTGCGGGCAGCGTGACGTTCCGGCTGGTGCCGTTGGGGTTCAGCGACTGGTGCTGTTCATCCCCGAAGGTCAGGGTGAGGTTCCCCGCCAGCGTGGTGACAGCCACGCCGTCCCCGCTGACCCCGAAGGCGAGGGGGCGATACAGCTTGAAAGGAATGGTGCCAGTGAGTGCCATGGGGAAGACTCCGGAGGGATGTACGACGGTGGAAGGGGGTGGCTATTTCTTCGGGGGGTTCGTGCGCTCGAAACGCAGCGCAGCTTCCCGCGCTTTCTGCTGGGCCTGGTCAGGCTTCATCCCGCTGTCCTGCAGCTGGCGGGACATCCGCCCGATGGCATCCCGTGCGCCTTCACGTTCAGCGCTCATTCGGACCCCCCAACGGGCTGGCCCAGCTTGCGCCTGCGGGTGGTGGGTGCGACGGGGGCGGGGGCGGGGGCAGCAGCTTCCGCTTCCCCGAAGGAATCCTGGATGCTGTCCAGCCCGGCCAGCATGGCATCCAGCAGGGCTTCCGCCGCCTGGATGCGGCTGGCCCGCTGCCCGTTCGTGGGCAGGGCCCGCAGGTGGTCCAGCGTGCCCGCCAGCTGGTCAATCTTCGTTTCCGCCACCACACGGCTGATGGGTTCCACGATGCCGGCGGACACCAGCAGCCGGCGGAAGTCCGTCTGGGCAGCGCGGTCCACGTCCCAGCGCACGTTCCGGTTCCCCACCATGGTGGGACGTTCCCAGGCGGCGCAGTAGTAGTTGCCCACCGCCCCGCTGTTGGGGTCATACGCGGGCACGCTGCAGCGGTAGTTCCGGAACTTGCCCAGCTTCGGATGGGTGGGCGGGATGAGCGTGCCCCCCTTCCCCAGCACGTGCTGGCGGGCAGCGTTGGGGCTGCCATCGGTCTGTCCGTTCAGTCCGTTGCGGAAGTTCAGCTGGGAAAGCTGGGGAAGCCATTCCCCATCCACGAAGTCCCACGCGGTGGGGAAGTGGACGTATTCCCATACCAGGTTCAGCACGGTGGCGGGCACCCGGGTGATGGTGCCAGCTGCGCTGGACAGGTCAGGCTGTGGGACGATTTCCTGGACGTTGGAAGACATTGATGGAGCCCGTGGGTTGGGGGGTGGCTGGGTGAGGGTGGAAGGCCCGTCCCCGGGTGGGGGCG